CAACACATCCCGCATTTTAAGGCCTAGAGAACCTCTAAAGGTTACCAGTGATGCAGAGGCCACAAGGTATGCTAAAGCACTTCTACGAATGGCCAATAAATACAGCTATACAGGCTGGATAGAGGACAATTTACAGCTTAAATATGCAGCGGCCAGTGTAGTGCGAATTACTACGGAAAGACAAGACCTATGGAATGGCCCGGTATTTATTACTCACATCAGGCATGACTACGTTGCACGGAAAAGCAAGATATTTTTTAGGAAACCGCTGGAGGGATATTAATGGCGCAAATAGAAAAGGGCGTGATATTAACCATAGAAGGGCCAGTAGATAGAAATGGAGACAACACGAGGGCGAGAGTGCAGCCACAAGCAAAACCGGGGCTGGTTTCCCGCCCTCTTACAATTCCATGGTGGCTCAGGGGGAAAATGGGCAACCTCACCAAGGGAACAGAGGTAGTATTTGCACTATTTGAAGACCAGACCGGTGTCATTCTTTCCAGAATGGATGGCAACTGGGAAGGGACTATACCGGGACCGGTCAACATAACAGGGAAAATAACGGCATCTGATATTGAGACCGATGAGGTTTCCAGCTTTAATAGCCATGTCCATGGAGGAGTAACATCAGGAACGTCCAAAACAAGCGGCCCAGAATAGAGGTGATAGATCATGGCAGTAATAGCGAGCTGGAAGAATAAAAAATGGGAGGTATCTCCCAGCAAAATATATAACCTTGAAGGCTTCTCAACTTCTTTCAAACTAAAAGTCGACCAAAACCAAGATAAAGAGGGCTCGCCGGCTACAAACGTGAGAGGCAGAGAGCTGGTGCCTTTAAGCTTTGATGTAACTTTGAGTGATGTTGTAGGAATAAACGTCAGAGCAGAAATAGAAAGCTGGGAAGCACTTATCGGAGAGGCGGCTCCTTTCTATCTTGGAGGTAAACGCTTTGGCCCGGAGCTTATGCAATTGCAATCTGTAGATGTGAGCGATGTTATCATAGACGATCTGGGCAGGATCCGCTCCGCAAAACTCCGATTAAGTTTTGAGGAATATGCAGACGAGGCAGCTAAAGCTAAACCCGGAGCAACACCGAAATCAACCCTGGACATAGGTCCAAACTCACAAGATAAGGCATCGAAAAAGCCGGCCAACCCACAACTGGCTCAAGCAACCAGCACAGGTATGGTAGTAGGTGCAAAGGTCAGGATTGTGGGCAATAACTATGCAACCGGCCAAAAGGTGCCTCAATGGGTAAAAGACAGAACACATGTTATATCAAAGGTAAGCGGAGAAAAGGCTTTGCTCGGAGCTAACGGCGGAATTAACAGCTGGGTATATCTCAAAGATCTATCTCTGGCTTAAAGGAGGGATGAGATGAGAGCAAGCGGAAACGGAAGGCCGGAGCAGTGTGCAGCCAATCTACTAAAAATCACAAGGGGAGAAGTGCCATATGATAGATTAAAAGGACTTGGCACATCTGCAATTGACGGTCCTACTATTTATGCATCCGATAATCTGGCAACGGATGCCGAATGGCTCATACGAACATATGAACCCAGAGTAGACGTCAATGACATTTCAATAACCGCCTTAATACAGGAGCAAAGTGCACATCTCCTCAACGCAGATATCAAAGTCAAAAGGGGGGATGGAATAAATGGCTGATATTAATTTTATCGATGTTGACTCGGCCAAAATATATAAGACCATAATTGAGGAATTAGAAAACGGCGTAGCAGAGCCTTTATATCCCGGAGATGAACGCCGCATATTTGCAGAGGCACTTGTCCCTTTATTTGTGGCTTTATATTCAGCAGTAAACGACGCAGCGAAACAAAAGATGCTCCGTTATGCAAGAGGCGAAGTATTGGATGCATTAGCGGAACGGGCGGGGATAGAGAGATTAGAGTCGGTGCCTGCGACTACAATATTACGTTTTTCTCTCAAAGATCCACTAGAGCAAAATGTGATCATTCCCATTGGCACCCGAGCGACTGGAGACTTTGTTTTATATTTTAAGACGGATGCTGCTGCAATAATCCCGGCAGGCGAACTTTACGTCGATGTTAAAGCTTCCAGCGTCGAAGGAGGAACCATTTATAATGGCCTTGCACCGGGAACCATCAACACAATAGTCGATCTAGTGCCTTATGTTGATAAAGTGGAGAATATCACAACAACATCCGGAGGAAGCGACAGAGAAGAAGATGACTCCCTACGTGAAAGGATAAGACTCTCGCCCGTTATTTCATCGACTGCCGGACCTGTTGAGGCATATAAATACTGGGCAAAGACAGCGGATCCGAATATATCAGATGTAGCGGTAGTTTCGCCAAGCCCCGGTGAAGTAGAAATCGTTCCAATACTTCTAGGAGGAGAGCTGCCGGATGAAGGAGTGCTTCAGAAGGTGCTTGAGGTAGTAAATGCTGATGATGTAAGACCGTTGACCGACCATGTAACAGTAAGAGCTCCGGATACAATCGAGTATGACATAGAACTCAAATATTACACCACGGCAGCTGATGAGAGTAAGGCAATAGAAACTATAGAAGGAGCAGGCGGAGCGATTTCAAGATATATAAACTGGCAAGGGAGCGCACTAGGGAGAGATATTAATCCAGACCAGCTCAGGAAGCTAATACTTGCTCCATCATGGGATAACAGCAACCTAGTAGGAGCAATAAGAGTTGATATAATCTCGCCGGTATATACCCCAGTCCCGGCTACAAGCGTGGCCAAGTTTTCCGGTAATTTAACGATTACCCATGAAGTAGTGGAGGGGTGATAATATGAAACTTTCGGATGCCGATATATTAAAACTCCTCCCGCTCTTTATGAGAGATGATGAGGCTGTAAAGGCTCTGGCCAGAGCAGTGAATAAGCTCATACAAGACCCCGGAGCACGGTTTAAACAGTTAAGAGTATGGGACCAAATAGATTATATGGACCATGAGCAACTGGACGAGTTGGCATGGGAACTGAATATAGACTGGTATAGCTCGGCGATGGATCTAGAAAGAAAACGGAAGATAATAAAAATATCTGATCAGGTGCATCGAAAGCGAGGAACGAAATGGGCCGTAGAACAATTAATTAGTGCATACTTCGGACCCGGTTATGTGCAGGAGTGGTTTGAATATGGAGGTCCTCCATTTGAGTTTAAGGTCCTGACAACTAATAATGCCGTAACCGATGAGATGTATCAGGAGTTTATTAAGATAGCAAAAACGACAAAGAACGTCCGTTCTCATTTGGAAGGTGTATATTACTACGGGATTTATTCGACACCATTTAGATATGGTAAAAGTATGCACTATGTAGTATTTCCATTTATTTTATGCGGCACGAAGCCAAAACGAGCATTTATAGGACAGATAAGGAAGATATCAATTAATACCGGCGCAGATTTTCAGGGAAGAAGCTTTTATTTTATTCCCTGTGGGACTAAAAAGACCGGAACAACTCCAATGCCTGCTTATGTATCAGGTATGCACCAAGTGGCCGCTAAAATAAACAATGTAATTCAAGCGCTCACATTTACTCCGGTAAAGTGTGGGACAAGGAAAACAGGAGAGGTGGTGTAAATGGCATTTTGGAAGCCAGAATTTGTCCAAAAGCGACGCATCGAATGGATGAAAGCAATCCATAAGGTGCAAGTCAAAGTTGGCAGCACTTATTATGACGGCGTAATTCAAAAAAGAGAAATCGACGGAGACACAATAGTGATACATGCTGTCTTTAGCTCCCTCGGATCCGGAACAGTGACAATAACAGCAGTAAGAGTCATTGATGTAGACGGAATAGTAGCTGCAGAGCAACTGGAAAACATTCAAAAAACCGGTTCCCAAGGAGTTATTTTTAGATTTGAATTTCCAATCAGGGAGGAGGTATAACTGTGAGCTACAAACCAACCATCTGGGTAGATGACGTGCCCGGCATTCAAGAAGGCACACCGCAAAATGCAGAAAACTTTAATAACATCGAGCAGGGTGTGTTCATAAGCAATGCACTAAATGCCGTCATGGCCCAGTTTAACCGCCTTTTACTCGACAGAATAAACGAGAATGAAGTCGTAACAATCACAGACACCATAACAGGGGCAAATACAGACAAATCCGTAGTTATTCCATCTAATAAATTGAGAAACAGGACTACCTACAATGTAACTCCTGTTATTGTGTCAACAACCGGCGGGACTGCCGGGGATATTATTGTTAGCGCAAAACAGGCCAATGGCTTCAAGGTTAAGTATACGGGCACTGCAACAAGCATTACAGTAGCTTTATATGTGCAAGGAGGTATGCTGTGATGGCCTATGTAATAATAAAAACTGACCAGCAAAAAGCTGCAGAGACCAAAGTTTTAAAAGACTTTGGAATTAACCAAAGGAGCGCAACAAAGGAGCAGCGTGAGTATGCTCAAGAGATAGCAAGGCGAACTTTAGAACTTAAAAAAGATATGGAGGCGAGGAAAATATGAAAATTATCGAAATGAACGAAGGTCCGAAGATTGATTATCAAGTAATAGACACCAAGATAATGTTCAGAGATGAGCTCATGCTAAATCTTAAAAACTACGAAAGAGACTTTGATGTTGAAATCGATATATGCCAAGATGATAACAAAATCCTTTTGGCGGGGCTTTCCAAATATTATGTTGCCCAGATATTTATTCCGGCCCGACAGTATGAAGATCCTGAAAAAACAAAACCGGTGCCTTTCAGCATGGATAATGTCACATTGAAACTCTGGAAATTGGAGGTGTAATCGTGGCAACTTATAAAGATTTTGAACTGGCAGTAGCCCTTTTGAGCGGCGGAACCAATACGGTAATCTATGATGATGTTGGCCTTCCAAGCATTATGGTGAGATTTGATAAAAAACTTATATCTGAATTGATTGACGGAGGAAGTAATAGTCCACATCCGGCATTTCTAGTTGAGGGAGTAGAAGTGCCGGCTTTTTATTGCTCAAAATATCAGAACATCGTATATAAGGGCAGAGCATATAGTTTGCCACTTCAAGATCCAGCAGCATATTACATCGATGCATCTGACAGAGGATCTGCGCCAAGCACCGGAGTAAACTTTGATAATTCAAAAATATGGTGCGAGGCCAAAGGACCCGGCTGGCATCTTATGACGAATGCAGAGTGGGCCGCAATTGCTCTATGGTGTAGAAAAAATGGATTTATGCCGAGAGGAAACAACAACTACGGGAAAGACCATAGTGCACAATGGGAGCAAGGTATAGAAACCTATGGCGGAGGTGATCCATATAGGACATACCGAGTAGCCACTGGTTCTGGACCGGTTAGCTGGTCTCATGATGGAACTCCGGCTGGAATATGGGATCTTAACGGAAATGTAACTGAATGGGTGGGCGGTTATCGTACTGTAGACGGTGAAATACAAATCATTCCTGATAATATAGCGGCAAAGCAAATAGAACAGACGGCAAATAGCACTAGGTGGAAAGCGATCCTTCCGGACGGATCTCTTGTAGATCCGGGCGCAGAAGGGACGCTTAAATGGGATTATCTATCCAAACCATCAGGAAGTAGTGGATTCCAATTCCAGCTTGTAACAACCATTACTAATATGCCTGATGATGATAATCCTTATGGCCAGAATAGCTTTGCAGCTCTTACTGCAGCATCAGGAGTTATGGTTCCAGAAATATTAAAGGCCCTTGCCTTATTCCCTGCGGATAGCGGAGATCATGGCGGCGATTACATTTATATGAGGAACAGAGGAGAGCGCCTTGCTAAGCGTGGTGGCAACTGGTCCAGCGGTGCCAGCGCCGGTGTTTTCTACTTGGACGGCGACTACTCCCGCTCCCTCGTCGCCAACGACCTCGGCTTCCGCTCCGCTTATATTCCGGGAATCTAAAATCTGATAATCTGAAAATCTGAACGAGTGAGGAATATAACGAAATAGAAAGCACCAATTAAGGTGTATTTTTTATTGCCTTTTTTTTGAGGACTTACCTTTTAAGGTAGGTCCTCTATTAATTGTTTTTTAGAAAGGCGGTTGGTTTATTATGAGTGAAGAGTTCAACAACAAAGAAATCATAAAAATGATGATGGACTTTAAATCAGACATTAAAGGTCTGCAAGCTGAAATTCAGGAAACAAAAAACTTGCTGAGGAATTACAATGGTTTGCGTGAAAAAATGATGTCCTTTGAAATTGAGCTGGCAACTTTCAAAAAGGAAATTTTGACTCTCAATGAATGCAAAAAAGAGCAAAAATCCGACTGGAGATGGGTTGCTGGTTGGATTGTTGCTGTCGGAAGCCTGACCGTATCAATTATTGCTAATTTCTTCAAATAAAGGGGGGATGAGCACATTGGTACCGTACATAGTCGACCACATACCCAAAACAACGCCTTACAACCGTCGCCCCGGATATTCCATGACGCCGGAATATATCACAATACATTCTACCGGCAATCCGACCAGCACGGCAAGGAACGAACGAGCGTGGTTAACTAACCCGAATAACAATGTCACGGCCAGCTGGCATATTGTAGTGGACGAAAAAGAGGCAATTGAAGCCATACCTTTAAACGAGGTCGCATGGCATGCCGGGGACGGCGGAAAAGGAACTGGGAACAGGAAAAGTATTAGCATTGAAATATGCGAAAGTGGAGACAGGCAAAAGACTCTGCAAAATGCAGCTCAATTGGTTGCAAAGCTGCTGAAAGAGCGCGGCTGGGGCGTGGACAGGCTCCGCAGGCACTATGACTGGAGTGGTAAAATATGCCCTCGGATTTTCTATGATAACGGCAAGTGGACAGGTTGGGAACAGTTTAAGGAAGCTGTTCAAAAGGAACTTTTCGGAGGTGATAACATGACACAGGATAAAAATCAGCCTTCCGACTGGGCAAAGGAAGCGTGGGAATGGGCTAAAAAGGAAGGTATCACAGACGGAACGGATCCGCAGAGAGTTGCCACACGTGAAGAAGTCATAACCATGCTTTACCGTTGTTTTAAGAAGGTGGGCAAATAATGAAATTCTCGAAAGCAATAGTGACATTGGTTATATTGCTTAATGCTATTTTTACAGCTATAGTACTTTTTATTTTTTATAGGACCCAAGTTGAGCCGATGACTCTAATTGGCGCCTGGTTCAGCTTCACTACGGTAGAGCTTTGGGCACTAGCCGGAATAAAGAAAAAGGAAGTTGAAAAAGGAGATGAAAAGGATGAGTAACCTCAAGCAAAAGCTGACAAGCCGTAAATTCTGGGTAGCCGTTGCAACGGCTATTTTTATTATCCTTTCTGAGGGATTAGGTTGGAATATAGATAGCGATCTGTACTGGAAGTTAATTACTCTTGTTCTCGGTTATATCTTTGGTGAAACAGCAGCTGATATCGCGAGAGCGAAGAGCAGTGAAAACTCAAATACATAAATCCTCCCTGTTGCACTTGCCCCGGCTTTGGCCGGGGTTTATTTTTGTTTATAATCGAACAGGTGTTTGATATAATAACCTATGGGTGATTCTATGAAAACTCTCATGAAACCCATAGACATGATTTCCTGTACTTACATGAACGGCGGAGCTCCTCAGCCGGTCAGATTCAAAGCAAAAGCCAAAGAAGACCAGGATATTGTCGTTTCCATCGACAGAGTTGTTTCAGTCGAGCTTGAAAAATTTGCTGGGAATCCCATGTACCGATATACCTGCAGGGGGATTATTGCCGGCAAGGAAAGGCAGTTTGAATTAAAGTTTGAGGTAAATACTTGTAAGTGGTACTTGTTCAGGGTT